GATGTTTCTGTAAATGAACTGGTTAAATCTCTCAAAGATAAGAACTTTACTGAGGTCCGAAAGTGGGTGGTCGCCAACTTGGACAACGATGCTTCTCACCTACTCCGCAGGATTTATGACACCTGCTATGATTGCCTTTCACCCGCGACTATCCCTTCTGCCGTTCTTATTATTGCTAAGTATCAATACCAATGTGCGTTCGTGGCTGACCAAGAAATTAATCTCTTAGCAGCACTAACTGAACTAATGGTGGAGTGTGAATTTAAATGAATCCTTATAAAATTAATAAGGCATCTCTGGTAGAACATCCAGTTAAGACAACTCCTGAAAATGTACGAGAGGCAAATGAAGGTCTCTTTCGTGCAAAAATGACTCTTCCTGCTGCCGCAAAACATTGTGGTATGACGCAGAAAGAAATGAAACTTACCTTTTTTGAGTATTTGAAGTACAACAAACCTGATTATGATCAACCAAAAGAGTCTTAAAACGCCGTTGCGCTACCCCGGAGGTAAGTCCCGTGCTTGTGAAAAGATGGGTCAATATTTTCCAGATCTTCGCAACTATGAAGAGTTTCGTGAACCATTTCTTGGTGGAGGAAGTGTTGCAATTTACATCACAAAGAAGTATCCTTCGTTAAATATTTGGGTAAATGATTTATATGAACCTCTTGTAAACTTCTGGCAACAACTCCAGATGTTTGGAACTGATCTTAAAGATATACTGGTAGATTTGAAGTCTAAAAACAATACACCAGAACTAGCAAGAGATCTTTTTCTTCACACAAAGGGGCAGATCAATGATCAAAGTTTGCCAAGCATTCATCGTGCTGTGGCTTTCTATATTGTCAATAAGTGTAGTTTTAGTGGTCTCACAGAGAGTTCATCATTTTCTGCACAAGCATCCAATTCCAACTTCAGTTTGCGGGGTATCGAAAAACTGCCTGCGTATTCTGCGTTAATTGCAAACTGGCGTATAACTAACTATTCCTACGACTATTTGTTGGATGGAAATATGGGTGCTTTTGTGTATCTCGATCCTCCTTATGATATTAAGGATAATCTCTATGGGCGCAAGGGATCAATGCACAAAGGATTTGATCACGATAAGTTTGCTGCTGATTGTGGAAGACGGGTGAGTTTGATCTAACTTATACGATGCGTTCGGTTGGTGAATATATGCGAGAGCAAAAAGAAAGAAAAGAACTTTTACTGTTTAATTACAATAAAGATTTGTTATGGAATTGAAGGACTGGTTGAATTCTATTAATCAGACAAAACAACATTTGATTGATGAAGATCCTTCACTTGAGAAGGAATATGCTCCATATATTATCAATCGTTGTCTTTCTGGTCACATTGATTGCATTATGTTTTCGAATGAAATGAATCGATATCATTTCCTCCCAAAGAAGATGCAATATGACTTTTATATAAATAGTCTGAGGAAAAAGAAGAGATTTTCTCCCTGGCTCCGACAAGATAAAATCAAAGATCTTGATTATGTCAAGCGTTATTATGGATATAGTAATGAAAAGGCAAAACAAGCTTTGAGGATTCTTACGAAAGAACAACTAACATTTATTAAATCGAAATTTGAAACTGGAGGAAAAAAATGAGTGTCGTTCAAGAACCTGAAGTGAAGTGGACGCCCGAACAAATGGTGGAAGTGATTCTTAATGAACCTGATGATTTTTTGAAGGTTCGTGAGACTTTGACCAGAATCGGAGTTGCTTCAAGAAAGGAAAAGAAAATCTATCAGTCTTGCCATATTCTACACAAGCAAGGTAGGTATTATCTCGTTCACTTTAAGGAACTGTTTGCTCTGGATGGCAAACACGCAAACCTGACTGTGAATGATGTTCAGCGTCGTAATCGTATTGCCCAACTTCTTGCAGATTGGGGTCTAATTACGATTGTTGATGTATCTAAAATTCAAGATATTGCTCCTTTAAATCAAATTAAAGTCCTTGCTTATAAGGACAAGGGGGATTGGATCTTGGAAACTAAGTATAATATTGGTTCTAAAAAGAAAAAGGTAGAGGATGCCGAATAAAAAAGAGCGGGTTTTACACCCGCCTTTTTTGTAAGAAGTATTATAATTATATACGGATGCCGAAAGGGTCCTCAAAACACAAACTCGCTTACAAAGGAGCTACTATAATGTCTAACCTTACAAGGTATACTGCTGCGGATCTTCCTACCCTGATGGAAAGGATTACCCGCAATAGCATTGGAATGGACGAATATTTTGATCGTCTATTCAATCTTCATGAAACTACAACAAATTATCCTCCTTATAATTTGGTCCAAATAAATAATGTCGAATCCCATCTGGAACTCGCATTAGCAGGATTCAAGAAAGGAGAAGTCAATGTTTTCACAGAATATGGAAAGCTTTTTGTCGAAGGACAAAAGGCAGATACCGAATCGGATAGGACGTTTATCCACAAGGGAGTGGCTAGCAGAAGTTTTAAACGAGCGTGGACTTTATCCGACGACACAGAAGTCCGCGAAGTCACATTTGAAGACGGACTTTTACGGATCGTACTTGGGAAAGTAGTACCAGAGCATCACGCCCGAAAGGACTATCTCTAAATAAAAATAAAAATGAAATCCTTCCACCAGTTTCTTAATGAAATAAAAACCATTTCATACCCAGCTGCTTGGAAACATAAAGTTTATCATAAAGGAAGAGTGACTAATGTTGGTGCTGGAAGAGCAGTTCCTATTAATCCTGGAAGTGGTGCTGGTGATGGTGGTGGGGGTAACGGAGACTAAATATAACTGAATATCGTCGGCGCTATGCCAAGGGAGGTAACTGGCAAAAACCAGTTGACACCTCCCATTTTTCTTGCTAAAATATCTGAGGGTAATAGGAACAAAATGTCTAGTAAATTGATGCTCCTTAAAACGGGAGAAACTATAATCACGGATGCAAAAGAACTAGTTTCTGATGAAGTCATATTGGGATATGTCCTAATAAATCCACATTATGTTGAAGCAAAAGAAAAACTTGTTTTAACTGAAAGTAAAAGTGGAAAATCTAATTATGAAATAGATGTTATCTTGACTCCTTGGTTAATCTTATCAAAAGATAAACAGTTTGTTGTTTCAAAAGATTATATTGCTACAATTTGTGATCCTATAGAAACTGTCGAAAAAATGTATAGGGAAAAAACTGGATCTAAATTAGAAGTTACTGAAACTGAGGTTAATGAAGATGAGTGATAAAGTTGTAAAATGTGTACTTATTGGAGTGGATACTGTTATAATTGCAGAAATGGAAGAGTTAATGTCTGATATTGGAGAACCAGATTGTAAACTTATTAATCCTTATCGATTCTATGATTTGAATAAAATGGAACCCTGGGTTAAATCTTCAGATCAAAAAGAATATATGATAAGATCAAGTGATATTTTAACTATTGCAGATCCAACTTCCGAAGTTATTGAAAAGTATCTTGAACTAACTGCCTGATGAGATTTTATACAAACGTTCAAATGGTCGGGGATCACTTCTTGGTCCGTGGTTATGAAGATGGTAGACACTTTATGACCCGTGAGAAGTTTAACCCGACTCTTTTTGTCCCTTCACAAAAGAAAACTAAATATCAGACTTTAAGTGGTGAATATGTGGAATCAGTCCAACCTGGTTCTGTTCGTGATTGTCGTGAGTTTATTAAAAAGTATGAGGGTGTAGAAAATTTTAAAATCTATGGCAATAGTCAATACATCTATCAGTATATCTCTGAGATGTATCCAGAGGAGGAGTTGAAGTTTGATATTAGTAAAGTAAAAGTTACCACTTTGGACATCGAAGTTGCATCGGAGAATGGATTCCCTGATGTAGAGTCTGCTGCGGAAGAAGTTTTGCTGATCACTATTCAGGATTACTCCACAAAGCAAATTAATACTTGGGGATTGGGACCATTTAAAGGTAATCAGAATAATGTTAGATACAGATCTTTTTCAACTGAATATGATTTGTTAAATGATTTTATCAATTGGTGGATGATTGAATCTAATACGCCAGAAGTTGTAACTGGGTGGAATAGTAAATTGTATGATATTCCATATCTTGTTAGGCGTATTGATCGTGTTCTTGGTGAGAAACTGATGAAACGTTTGTCACCTTGGGGATTAGTTACTGAGGATGAAACTTATATTTCTGGTAGAAAGCACGTTTGTTATGATGTTGGTGGCATTTCTCAGTTAGACTATCTTGACCTTTATAAAAAGTTTACCTATAAGGCGCAGGAATCTTATCGTCTGGATTACATTGCCGAAGTTGAACTTGGGCAAAAGAAACTGGATCACTCTGAGTTTGATACCTTCAAGGATTTCTATACAAAGGGTTGGCAAAAGTTTGTAGAGTACAACATTAAGGACGTGGAACTTGTTGACCGAATGGAAGACAAGATGAAACTGATTGAACTTGCTCTCACGATGGCATATGACGCCAAAGCGAACTATGAGGATGTATTTTCTCAGGTTCGGATGTGGGATACGATTATCTACAACTATCT